GTGCAGCCCCAGTCTGTGCGCTACCACACCACCAAAGATGTTTGCCCCAACCATAGCTGACCAGAACCGCTCGCGGCTCTCGATCTTCACGGCGCTGTCAAACCTGTTCTGCACCTTCAGGGTCTGGTCAATGATCTCTTCTAAATTGTTCACCATAAACTGAGCATAGGGTAAACCCGCATGACCATAGTTGCTCTGCAACCTACCAAAAATACGCTTGGCCTCGTTCTTATCGAGGTTGTTGGTTGGCTCAATCTTGTACTGCATCAGCCGCATGAGCTCGCCCTCAGAGGTGGACTTCATGGCCTCCAGCTTATCGGTCATGCTGGCGTTGGAAGTGCAGACCATCATGGTGGCCCAAAATCCCTGAGACTCGCGCTCCTCGTTGACCGAGGCTTTCATGCGGCGGCGTGGTGCGCCTTGGGTAACGCTGTAGGCCAGATCAGAGAAATCGTCACCGCTCATCTTGGTGATCTCATCCACACCCAGCGCCAAGTTGTTCATCACGGCCATACGGTGCAGCTTCACGTTGAGCGTGTCGCGCCATTGAAGCATCAACTCATCGGGGTGACCCCAGACGCTGTTCATGACTTGCAGGATTGTGGACTTGCCAGTACCTGACCTGTTGTTGATCAGGTTGATAATGCCGCCCTTGACACCAGTAAACTTAAGCAGCGGCGCACCAAACGCAGAGAACACCGCGAACGCATGCGGCTCAAAGCCGGGCTTGTTGTACACGTTGATAATCTCTTTCCACTCGTCCAACGTACCTATCGGGTGCATCGCAGAAGCCACCTCGCGGGTTGCCTTGGACGGCGGGCTGTATCGAACAAAACTCGGGCCAACTTCTTTGTCCCCAACAATAAACCGACTGTCACCATCGGCCCAACCAAATTGCACTCGCATCATCTCTAACTCCTGTGTAACCTGCATGCCCTTGGCACACGCAACCAAGTAGGCCAAAATTAAAAACATCTGGTTAGGAAGGGCTATCACGCCGTGGAAGGACAGAACCTTGCGAAGTTCCTCCTTGCTCAGTGCGTCTACCAGTGTCAGCGCAAACTCTTTGACGTCGTCGCGTGGCAGGGCCAGCCGAATCAAAACAGTCTCACCATGAGATGGGTCGTAAAGCCGTTTCATCAAGAACAGGTCGTACTCGTATACAGTCAGCACCTTGTTGTCTTCGTCTATATCTTCGCCGTTTTCGTCCTTGTCACCCTCCTTGGTTGTCTTGTAGATACCGCCGTTCTTGCCGCGAAAGTAACCGTACGGTAGCGTTGGGACTACAAGAGCAGGCTCTGCTACCTCAAAATTAGCCTGCTCGATGACCTCCCCCGGCGCTGACCTCGCAATCTCGTGACCAAGCACTATGGGTGATTTGATCTTGCCGTTATGCGGGCAGTTGTCGCAGACCCCCGGCGCAAAGTTGTCAAACGTCTCGCAGGTGTACGGCCCTTTGATTGTTGCGGCCTTACGCTCGGTGTCACCAAAATCGTACTTGGGGTGCTTGTTGGAGATGAAGTGGATGGCCTTCTCTCGGTCAACGCAGTGCTGAGCAATGGATAGTCCCGCCCGCCAGAGAGGTTCTTCAGCCACAGCTTGATTGGTGATAATGAGCTTCAGCTGCTCGCAGCCAGTACCTTTGACGGTCTTCTCGACAATGGTCTTGAACCGTGACTGCTTGTTACCCATGAGGGCTTTGGTGAAGCTGTCGAGTGGGCGCGGCACAAAGGTAGGCTTTCTAGGAACCAGTGGGCCAAGGTGCGAAACAAACTCGTCGTAGCTTATAGGTTCAGCCGTATGCAGGAGGACCACCTCGTGCGCTGGCTCGTCTTTAAAATTCTTGGTGCCCGGAATCCGCAGCACTCGTGCGGCATCAGCGGGGACGTTCTGGTCTATGTGAAAGCCGCTGCTCAGGCAAACGGACTTGAATGTAACGGCGGCATCAAGCCACTTCTCTCTATCAACCGGCTCGGTCAACGGCCAATAGACGTGCCAGCCACGGCCAGAGTTGACAATGGTTGGCTTGGGTAGGCTCAGCGTTTTGCACAGCTGCTTAAGCGCCGCCATTCCTGCTGGCTGGTCAACGTACCCGTTAACGCGACCTGCCGCGTCAGGGATAACTTTTGATTCGCCGCAGTCGATGTCCAGAAAGAACGCTTGCATCTCACCACAGTTAAGTGCAGTGCGGTCTTCGTCCGTCTTGAACTTACCCAGTGCAAAGAAAGCATCGCAGCCCCTTGTAACCAAAGACTCCGCGTGTTCTTGTACTTCGTCCAGAGTCTTAAAAAAGAGTTGGGATTTTGATTTGCCCAGCCCAAGGACGCAGTACCAACCATCTGTCTGGGGTACTACGCTTCGCAATAGGGAGATGTCTGCCATAACCATCCAATAGCACGTCAATTAAATGGGGGGTGACGGGGGCTGACGGATACCCCGTTCGCTCCGTCGAGCTAGTCACCCCCAAACCGTTACAAAACAGAGAACAGCTGGCTGATCTTTGTGGCCTGTGCTGGGTTTGGCTCATGCTTGCCAAGGAACCAGTTGTAAACTGACTGCCTACTGACGCCCAACTTATCTACGACCTCTATTACAGAGATGTTGGAGTCAATGCAGTGCCGTCCAAAGCGTACACCAAACCTCTTTTTAGAGGCTTTGCGGTTCCCGTGAACAAGCCGTAATGAATAGCCGATCATTAGTCGTCGCCCCATTCATCAACCAGAGTGCTCAGGCCGGAGTCCTTCTTAGCCGCTGGCGCAGCCTTAGCCTTAGCAGCAGGTTCTGGCGCTGGCTCATCGGTTTCAGCAGCTTTGATCTTCGCAGCGGCTGAACCAGCAGGAGCTACAAGTCGTGGCATTGAGGGCGCGGCAACCGCAGCGGTGTCACGCTTCTTGAAGTTGAGCTTACCTGCTGCAACTGCGGCTGGTGCTTCACCCTGCTCAACGATAGTGTCGTAGGTGTCAGAGTCAAGAAACTCCACGTTGCTAAAGAACAGCTTGGGTACATCTGCGTCAGAGTCAAACGTCAGTCGAGTAGTCAGCATGTTCAAGTTAAACCCTGAGCTACCGACGTAACGAGCGTATTGCAGGAAAGGCATATGCTCCATGTCACCAGAACCAAACAAAGACATTGCGGGAATTACCAGCTGGAAGATGTCGCCGGATGGGTTGTTGGCCAACACGACAGCAACTCGCTGAGAGAACCTGCACAGGGTCTTGTTGCCGCCCGCCGAACCTTTGATAGCTTTCGGGCACTCCTTGCAACTGCTATGTTGCGGGTCTTCGACTTCGGCGTCAGGGCGCTCGCCATCACTAGACCAGCAATCAGGCGGCGCGGTTTCTTCTGGGCTGTACACACCAGCATGAAAAGTTTTCTGCACGGTGACAGAACCATTCACAATCACCACATCAAGATGCGGGTCAGTGTTTTTAGCAATCTCCTTGCCGCCGTCAACCAACCGGAAGACTTTGCCGCGCAGGGAGATGCGCTTGTTGCTGCTACCAGACGCAGTGAATGCTTGGGTAAAGTTATCAAGCTTTACGTTCTGCAAGTGGGTGGGCATGTTGCCCTTAAACGTTTGAATATTTGCCATTTCATTCTCCTTGGTTTTTGCGGCGTACCGTCACCGCATATCTACTATCAACATTCATCCCGGCAGGGTACTCGTCGGGATGCTCTTCTAAAAAGTCTTTCATGTTTCCGTTGTGAACACGCTTCTCGAGCAAACCATAAGCATCGTGCTTCTTGATAAGCTCATAGACTGCGGGCCAGTTGGATGGCATGTAGCGTTTGCGAACAGTGCGAATGACCACCGCTGAATTGGTGCTCATGCTGTTGCTGTTTGAAGCGTTAAGCGTATCGAGCAACTGTGCCTCGATCTCCGCCATAGCTTTCTCAAATTCTCCGTCTTCAGCGGTAAACCGCTCTTTGAGAATCTCACGTTTTTGGCGCAGCTTAATGTACTGCACCGACAGTTCGTCCATATCATTCATTGCATCTCCTTGGTTGAGAGGATTCTTATTGTAGCGGTATTTTGGACTTTGTCAAGTCTCTACCAACTCTTTTTTGTAAAGATCAATCAACTTTTCATGGTTGTTGATGTTGCCTTGCAGCATACTGTATAAACGGTTCTCAACTGGACTGCCTTGGATATGCACAATCGTCATTGGGTTGCGTTGACCGGGGCGGTCAATACGAGCGTTAGCTTGCAAGTAAGTCTCCGTAGACGTAACAGGAGAGTACCAGATAATCACGTTGGCGGCTGTTAGGGTAACCCCGTGGGCCGCAGCGGACGGCTGCACTACAAGCACTCGCGGGTTCGGCTGCTCTTGAAACTTCTTAAAAATCTCCGTGCGATTACGTACAGACACGTCACCATGAATGACTTCGTTCGTGATGCCCGCCTTGGTCAGATGGTTGTGCAGCATCTCAATCGTATGACGGAACGGCACGAACACAATCACCTTGTGGCTGGCCTCATCAATGACTTCTTCCACCACCTTTAGCCGTGACGACACATCGAAGTGAACCACAGTGCCAGTGTCAGCGTACACCGCACCGCCAGAAATCTGAAGCAGTTTGCTCATCTTGGCAGCTGCGTTCACCGCGCTAACCTCCTCGCCGTTGCTCTCCAACAGCAGTTGGTCTTTGAGCTCCTTGTAGTACTTGCGCTGATCAGCTGACAAGGGGGCCATGCGTGTGACGTGCGTTACGGACGGTAAGTCCAAGCACTCAGCCTTGGTAAACCGAATCGCTGGCTGCAACATCTCAAACACAATCTTCTCAGCTTCGGGGCGTGGCTCCCAGCGATACATGCCGAACTGCTGCATAACAGATTCGCGGTAGTCGCCATAGAAGCGCGGTGCCCGCGACGGTACGCACAGCTTGCCAAGCCCGTAGGCGTCGAGCGGCGACTGAGCGGCGGGTGTGCCAGTCAGCAACCATAGCCACGAGTCGTCACGCACGAGCTTACGCATCAACTTCCAACGTTGTGTCTGCACGTTCTTGTAGGCATTAGCC